AAATCCATGGTTGTTGCCCAGTTTACTGGTGTATCACTTCAGAAAGACGATAATGCCTTCATTAAGTGGGATGGATCTGCATATATTGCTGGATCTCATACTGATGGAGATAGTATATACAAAACTAATTACAGAAACTATCATGTTAAGTGTTCCAACGATGCTGTTATTCAAGCTGTATCAGTATTTGCTGTTGGTTTCGCTGACCATTTTGTGGCCCTCAGTGGAGGTGACCAAAGTATCACCAACTCAAACAGTAACTTTGGTTCTTGTGCATTAAGAGCAAAAGGATTTAAAACTGTACCATTTACACAGGATAAAGCTGGTAAGATAACTCACGTTATACCACCACAGAAATTAGCAAGAACATATTCTGCAGTCGGTGGATATACATTTAGTGTTACTCAAGATAATAAGAGTGTAACATGTAGCCCTGCTAATACTAGTCATGGTATTGTTGCTGGTGACTACGTAAGATTTGATACTATTGATAACGTAGAAGCATATAAAGTTGAGACTGTTACTGGAGGTAATGGTGCTCTAACTCTTAATAGAGGTTATCGTGGATCAACAGCAGCTAGTGAAGATGCATTTAAAGGCACAGTTAATGAAATTCCTGTTGGTTATGTTGCATTAGATGTACAAAAGATACAATATAATGCTACACAAAACAACCAAACATGGACAGCCAATGCTGGATTTAATACTGATGCTGGACAATACTCATGTATATACAATGGTAATGCATATTATTCTTCACAGTTAGAAGCTGCTTCTGGTACTGTACAATCAGGTACAACTGCTCCCACTCACACAAGTGGTAGTGCAACTGATGGTAGTATTATATGGTCATATGTTGGTGCTGTAGATACTAGATTATATCTCTATGGATATAATTCACAGGCAACTAAGCCACCATATAAATTGCAAGGTTTCAATATTGGTGCACGTAAGCAAGATAAGATCTATGTTTCATTGATTGAAGCATCAACCACATCAACATTTGCTGCATTGATTACTCCTGATAACACAGTAACTCCTGCTGATAGTGCATATACAAATGTTACTACACAGTCATATACTCCAGGGGATCCAAATCATCCATTACAATTCGATACGAACGTTAATACTTGGTATATTAGAGTAACTGCTGCAACTTCTTCGTCATCTAGTGCCAGTGCTACAACTGGATATAAGGGTATTCATTATCATCTAGGTAATGAAGCTTTCTATGCTAATTCATTATTTACTGGTGCATCTTATATGCAACGTATCCCTGATAACAGATCTTCAAGGGATAGAACATATCGTGTACGTTATGAAGTAGATAGTTCTGCATCTGTTCTTCAAAGAGAACCAATTAACGGTTATATTATTCAACCACGTAACGTACCTACGGGTCAGTCATACGGGGATGTATATTATATCTACGATATTAAAACTGAGCAAGAGTTAGTTAAATCAGTAACTAACGGTATCTACTACATGACCATTATTAAAGGTAGTATCACACCTACCAATAGTAATGTAAACCAGTTTGCATTCTCTCAGAATATTAATAACTTGTATCCTGTCTTGGATAAAGATAATCCAACTGAGGATCCAGGTGAAGCAACATCTATTGCATCTAATACTGTTGTTGGTTTAGTTACTACAACTGATGGTAGTAATGAGGATAAGTCACTATCAATTACTAAAGAAGGTATCGGTGACTTTATTGTAGAAACCAAGAATAATTATACTAATGCATCTACTAACGATTCTGCTGTTGCTAACTTCATTACTCTTGAAGCAAGAGATGGTGAAGCAACTGAGGTAGATAAGAATAAGAGGATGATACCTGTTAATAATACAGGTGGAACCCAAACAGAATTAAGACGACCATCTATCCTGAGATCTGGTAACCATACATTTGAATATGTTGGTTTTGGTCCAGGTAACTACTCAACTGGTCTACCTTCAGTACAGAATAGAGTTCTAACTGATGCTGAAACATTATTAGCACAGTCACAGAAAGAGAATGGAGGTATTGCATTCTACTCTGGTCTTAACTCAAATGGTGACCTATTCATTGGTAACACTAGAATATCTGCTGTTACTGGTGAGGAAGCATCACTTGATACTCCTTCACTATCCATTGTTGGTGAGACTGCAAACTTACGTCCTGTATATGATGAGATCATTGTTAGGGATAAGATCACAGTTGATGATGCTAACTTAGAATCAGTATTCAAAGGATACTTAACAGTCAATCAAGACTTAGTTGTTGATAAGAATATATCTTGTGCTGATCTAACCATTAAAGGTGAGGCTTCAAACAATGAAGCAGAGAAGAAATTCAACGTTGTTACACAAGCACCAAGTGTGGCCGCTGCTGCTAACGCTGGTGATATTTCATACTTGGGTAATATTACTACTGGTACACATCTTGGATGGCATTGGAACGGTGCATCTTGGACTAAGTTTGGTTTAAGTGATACTGGTAACTTACAAATTACAGGTGGTAGTACATCTGGTAGTGGTAATAGTGCAACTTGGACTGATGGTGCTGGTGATTTACAACTCAAGAACGGTCTTGGAATTGATATTCAATCCACTGGTACATTAAATGTCAACAGTGGTGATACTACTCTTGGTGGTAGCTTATCTGTTACTGGTGGTACTACAATTACTGATAATCTAGTCGTCAAGGCAGATAATAAAGTATTCTCTATCAAAACATCAGGTAATAGTGTTAAGTTTGAAGTAGATACTGATAATGGTAATACTACATGTGCTGGTAATTTAACTGTTGATGGTAGTGTCACATTAGGTGATGCTAACTCAGATAACGTCACATTCAATGCTGATGTTAATAGTAATATCTTACCTAACGCTAATAATACTTACAATTTAGGATCATCTGGTCAGAAATGGGCAGCAGTATATGCATCTTCCTTTACTGCCACAACATTCACTGGTAACTTAACTGGTGATGTAACTGGTAACGTAACAGGTAATGCTGGAGGTAGTTCTTCAAGTTGTACTGGAAATGCTCTCACTGCTACTACATTGCAGACAGCTCGTAATATTGGTGGGGTATCATTCAACGGTGGTGCAGACATTAACTTACCTGGCGTTAATACTGCAGGTAACCAAGATACATCTGGTACTGCTACTAATGCAGATAATATTAATGTTGATGAAGCCAATAGTAATACTAATTGGCAAGTATTATTCAGTGCACAAAATAGTGCTGGATATCAAAGACCACATATTGACACCGATGATAGTCATCTAATATATAATCCATCCACTAATACATTAGGTGGATGTAATCTTGCTGGTAATAATATTACAGCATCAAGCTTTGGTAATGCAAACCAGAACGCATATGGTACAAGGACAGTTTCAACAAACAATCCATCTGGAGGATCCGATGGTGATATCTGGTATAAGTACTAGTACAGGTAATTAAATTATGGCAATACCATATTCAGAAACTTATGCACAGGCTCTTGATGATCATCTTAGGATCAAACATGATGGGTCATGGAAATATGTTGAGGATGTACAAGTAAAGCACGCTGGATCTTGGCGTGATGTTAAAGAGGTATATGTTAAACATGCTGGTACATGGAGGATGGTTCATGAAGGTGAACATTTCTTGTTTAATGCTACAATTGGAAGCAATAGTACTTCAGAGTGGAGTCTATCAAGTCATATTAGTGGACTAGGTTATGGTGGTAATAAAATTAAAGGTGTTGTTACTGTCAATGCTGTAAGGTCTCAAGTTAATCTTGGTAATTTCTCTAATGATTCTAAAGTATATCTCAGAGTTAATAGTAATCAAAGGATAACTGGTAAAGGTGGTGATGGTGGTAATAGAGGAGGACAAAATGGTCAAGGTGGACAACGTGCATTATATACTAGAACACCATTCATATTAGATAATGCTGGAGTAATCGCTGGTGGCGGTGGTGGTGGAGCAGGTGGAAACAATGCTCAATGTACCTACCAGAATACATATTACTACGGTTGTATGAAGGGCAATCAATGTTCGGGTACAAGTCAAAATTTCTCAACCGCCAACGGAGGCGGTGGAGGTGGCGGTGCTGGTTATCCAGGCGGTCAAGGAAAGCATGGAGGTCAAAACGGTCAACAATGGGGTGGCGGCGGAGGCGGCGGTAACGACGGCTGCGGATCCAACTCAGGTGGTCAAGGTGGTAACCTTGGAGCTGGTGGACAAAATGCTGGTGGTACTGCTGGAGGTGGTGGTACTGCAATTGATGGTTGGTCAGAAAGGTATGCCCAAAATGGATCTGGGGATGGCGACATCCGTGGTGGTAAAACTAATTAGAGGAGAACTATGTCAATTCAAGACATCGATCAACAATTTAGATTGGATGCTGACGTAGCTCCAACATTTGTTGTAAAAGATTTCGATATCGACACTGGAGAATTCGGTGTCTACTATAATGATGGAACTCTTAAAGAGGATGACTGGTATGGTCCAATTCCAATGGATCTAGATTCACTCAAACCTGAGACAGAAGAGCCATTGTTGTTTCAAATTGCAGAGCAAGTATATAATGCTGTTGAACAAAAGAGATTAAATGAGTGCAACATGGACTCCACTCGATTAGTTCTAAGCGGAATGCTTGGTGTTGAACAGTCAATACCTATGGAAGAGTTAATGAAGCATCGTGAAAGAAAGGCAAAACTAAATGATACTCATGTAGATCCTGTAGTATCACAGGCTACTGTTGTTAATGTGTACAGCGAAGATGACTTTGATGAACAGTTCGAGGCATTAAGCGCACAACTCGCTGCTGAGGAGTGATATGTATCAACTTGCAGAGACACAAGATAGCCGAATTGCTCAATACACATTCGGTAAGAGTATTTCACAGTTTGGTGTAAGTGTATTTGGGTGCTATGATGCACGCAAAGGTAAGAAAGTATTCGGTAATGATCCTGATCCAGTAAAAGAAATTATGCTGGAGACGCAGGATAAGATTATCTCTGCACATATTAAGAAGCATAAGAAGGGTAAGGTTGCGGGATATCAAAAGATAATACGTGAATGTGGTCAGACATATCAAGTACACCACAGAACTGTAATGTTTGGTAGTACATGGAGGAGTGATTCACTCAAACCTGCTAACTATTCTCTCTTATATCACAACGGATCACACACTCACTTCCGTTTTCCTGGTCTTAACAGACTAGTATCACAGGAGAATAATGGTTTAGTTGCATGTTCAGGGTTTGAAGACCTACATGCTACTGATAGAAGAGTGCATTTCCTTAAGGAGAACGATAGCTTTACACCTGCAGGGATTGGTAGTATAATAGTACCTATGCACGATATATGGTATCATAAGACCAAATTATATCAACACTATCCATTTCCAATTTCAGAAGAGGGTACGGTGCAGATAACAGTAGATAAACCAACAGTTATTGTTGAGTTTATACAAAGAGAACCAGACGTTGCACATTTTACGCAATCATGGTTAAATCAGATCGAAGAAGGACTTATTGAAATAGTAGATAGATGATGCCTGAAATCACAGTGAGAGATACGAAAGACAATCTCACTGTTCTATATCACAAAGGATGCCAACAAGCTTTTAAATTCTTCGGGGATGATCCTGAGGAGCACAAGGAGTATGTTAAAGATGAGCATTGTGAGATGCTCAAACAGATGTTTAGTAACTATAAGGATTATCCTTGGGAGTTTCTAACACGTTTTTACTTACACAGTAGATGTCTGTTGTTCACAAATGGTGTATGGATGAGTGAAACTGCTGCATATCCACAGTTTCTACGCTATAAACCTGGAGCACATACATCTTTTCGTGTGTCTGGTATCACTAGATTTACAGCACTGACTAATAATTGCGGTGCTATCTGTGTTGGTGTCAATCCTGAAGAGGATAAGATACCAAATTTACGCAGACTTGTTCATAAAGTAGAGAATGAGACGCACTTTCTACCCATGGGAAGTAATTCATACCTTATTCCTACGGAGGATTGTACGTATGGTAACTTGGAAATGGGTCAGGGTAGTATAAACAGAGCTAAACTTGATATGGAATTGATTAAGTTTGAGCAACCAGGCTATCTTATTGAGTTTGTTAACCAACCCTTGACTTTAGACGAGGAACTGATAGACTATGCACACCAGTGGGTTTCCCAGAGAATAGAGGTATTTGATCGTGATGTTCATTGAAGATGGATTATATCCGCGTTGGCAAGACCATTTAGATCATCCACCATTAGAATATAAGCATCTTCAACGTGATAAGTTCGAGGAGTTACTTGATCTTATGATGGAAGCACACCCTGACCATGAACTGACACGATGGTTACAACGTGGTTTCTGTATGAATGACGGAGATAGTACTATATCATTCAGTTCCCTTGAGGGTCATAAGGTGTTACAATGGCATATAAACCATTTTGATGAGGAAGATGATGAGTTTTATGAGCAATGGTTCGGAGAAGATAATGATGACATAGATTGGGATGCGGATTGGGAAGATGAGGACACTTAAATAAGTGTCACATATTGTCTTCCATCCGCACCATGATGCACTATACTTAGTATATCAATTAAACAAATCCCATGACCAAAGCATTATTTGTTGACACAGTTTACGAAAGAGCGCATAAACTTGGTCAAATCCTTCAAGAGGATGTAAACAGTAAGTATCCAAACTCTCCTACCGTGTTCAACATCAAAGAAGGGCGCAAGTACATCAAGATTACTGCGGACGATAACCAGTCATGTGTTCATGCCTTCATAGATAGAAAGACTGGTGATGTGTACAAACCAGCATCATGGGCAAAACCTGCCAAGCATGTGCGTTACAATCTTTTAGATGATGTATCTTATGCTCAATGCTTAACTAAAGCAGACTGGGCAGGATCTTACCTTTATCTTAGATAGACCCCTTCTGGGGTCTCCCAGACCCCTTCTAGCACCCTTTAAATCATGCCAGTATATAGAGACTACGAAATTAGAATTAACCTTAATGAGTTAATAGAGCAGAGAATACCTACGTGTAATTTAATGCACAAGGATCATTGTTTAACTGAAGCACAAGTTGCTGAGATAGCACATGATATTAATATGGAATTGGATCTTCATCCAATATTTCATCAGGTTGATGAGCATATTATGCGGTATGTTAATGCAGCAGGTATTGATAACACGGAACATTGGGTAGAACCACGCTTGAAAGATCTAAATGACTAGTAATATTATTCCAGCATTCCCTGTAGGGTTGTATGCTAAACAGAATTTGATTACAAAAGAGGAGAATGATTTCCTTATAACCAAAGTTATGCGCTTAAAGGAGATCTTTGGGCGGGGAAATCTTGGAGCATGGGTTAGTGCTGAGTGTTCACCTAGTAATTGTTTCCACATTGGTTCATTAGTAAACTATCTTGAGTTCAAATCTATCCTTGATAAGATCAGATTATGCGTAAATGAGTTTGCTCGTGAAGCATATGCTTCGGAAGCAGATCATATGTGCGGTGATGCATGGTATAATGTTTACACTAGAGGACAATATCAAGAGTTTCATATGCATCCTGGAAACATATTCAGTGCAATATATTTCATGCAAATACCAGAAGGTGCACCAGGTACATGGTTTAAACGTCCCGATAATGGTAGTATGCTACCACCAAAGAATAAGAAGGGTGATACACAGTTTAATAGGGATGTATTACTTGCACCACCAGAGGAGAGAACTGTTATAATATTCCGTAGTAATTTACAACATAGCGTGCCACCAATGAATGTTGATGGAGAACGCATTACTATTGCAGCAAACTACTTATGAGAGACAAAGTATTATTTGGTGACTGCCGTGAAACATTAGGCACACTACATGCACAAATAACAACTGGCATTGCTGAGAGACCACGGATGTGTGTCACTTCGCCACCTTACTATGGTCTACGTGACTATGGTACAGCAACATGGGTAGGTGGTGATCCAAATTGCAGTCACAGGAGAGACAGTAAAGTCAAACCTGAAAATTGTAATACAGGACACAAGAACCATGATGAAATGTCAGGAGTGGGAGATGCCATTTACAAATCTGTTTGTCCTAAGTGTGGTGCTATTAGACAAGATAGTCAAATTGGATTAGAGCAGACACCAGAGGATTATGTGAAAGAAATGGTCAAGGTGTTCCGCAAGGTACGTGATTGTCTTACGGAGGATGGTACACTATGGTTAAACATTGGTGATTCATACTATAATTATCGTAGTGATGGTAACTATCCTAAACAGACAGTATCCAAGACTAGACAGGATTTACCACAGAGTACACCAGTAAGAGGTAATAAACTAGAAGGATTGAAACAAAAAGACTTGATAGGTATACCTTGGATGTTAGCATTCGCATTACGTGCGGATGGATGGTATCTAAGACAAGATATCATATGGCATAAACCTAATCCTATGCCAGAGAGTGTGAAGGATAGGTGTACTAAAGCACATGAGTACATATTTTTATTGAGCAAGAGTAAAAAGTATTATTATGACAATGAAGCAATTAAAGAACCCGCAAAAGACTGGGGAACAAGAGATAGAACTAAAGGGAAGTATCATAATCCAGGGTCAGGGTTACAGCCACATAGTGGTCTCACCAAGTCTTACCCAAAGAAGAATAAGCGTTCCGTATGGTCTGTTACAGTAAAACCATACAAGGGTGCTCACTTTGCAACATATCCAGAGCAACTTGTTGAACCATGTATCCTTGCGGGTAGTGAGAAGGGAGATATAATATTAGACCCATTCATGGGATCAGGAACTACAGCAATGGTTGCCAAGAAGAATAGTAGATCATATATTGGATGTGAATTGCGTGAGGAGTATGCCAGTTTGCAAACTGACCGTATTATGTCCATTCCTGCCCAATTGCCATTATAATATGGAAGTAATCATCACAGAGCAACCCGAAATGGACAGTGTAGTCACAATGGTTGAACTGGACACACAACAGATCAAGTATCTTATTGATCTAATGTGGTCTACAGATCCAACCCTATCAAATCAAGTGGCAATTCGTCACAATGTTGATGATGTTAAACTGGAAAAAACTTTAAACATAGCACTAGGGAGTGCTTTGGATGAAGTCGGTGTTGAACTTGAAAATGTCACTGATGACTGGTATGATGAGGAGGGTAATTTAAAACCATGAATGCTAAAGATATGTCTGGACTTGAAAAACTAGTCTTTATTTCCTCGTTCGTTTACTTTCTTCATTGGTCATGTCTTGTTATGTCACGTTTGGTGGGTATCGTAATCGCAAACGGATTACCCGCACTGCAATCGAATGGTTTATCAAACATCGTAAACTCAGTCGCTTCAACTTCTATCTCCATATTATAGATAGAAGGTTGTGGCCAGAGGACGATGGTACATGTGTATCCATTGATCAACTATCACGTCCTAGATACTTTGAGATCGAGATGGAGAACCGTCTTGATAACAAAGAACAGTATCTTACTACACTATTCCATGAGTTAACTCATGTAGAGCAGAGACTGCGTGGTGATCATCAGCAGAGATTTGCTCATCGTCACACTGACAAAGTATTCATTGAGAATAAATGGAAGGGTGATGTTGTCCCTAAAGAGACTGCATACATGGATGAACCATGGGAAATAGATGCATACGCAAGAGAGAAGGTACTGTACAAAGAGTATAGAGAGTATGAAGCAAATCTTAAAGATTGACAAATATTACGTTCGTCCTCCTCTAAATTATAAAGAGATTATTAAAGAACTCTCTTTATATCGAAGGGAGGACGCACCAGTACAGGCAGATTTGACTGACTGGAACGTATCTGATTGTTATCTTTTCGATGAATTCAAAGGTCAACTTCATGTCCTCTACCCGACATATCAAATCGAAGATCTCTGGGTTGCAATCTACAGATCTGGCGACTACGCAGAAGCTCACAATCATACTGGGTTTGATTGGAGTTTTGTGTGGTATTTGGATGCCTGTCCTGATTGCTCTCCACTCATCTTCCCTGACATAAAACGTCCATGGTTACCACCTGAGGTAATTAAACCAAAGGTAGGAAACTTATACCTATTCAATGGTGAATGTGTACATTATGTGCCACCACACACATGTAACCACGATAGGATTGTTGTCTCTGGCAACTTGATACATAGTGAGGTTCTTTACGAAAACAATGACATCAATCGACCCCAATATTCAAAAGTATTTTGACTACAAGTTTATTGAAGGTGAATTACACATTTACATACGAAAGGAATTTGTTAAGGAGTTAGGATGGACAAACAAAGACTTGGAAATGTCATTTGGTGGTATCCGTAAGATGAATAAATGGGGTGATGATGTCACTCTATCAATTCATAAAATCAGAAACAATAACTATACACATCCTTGGCATGAGCACATTGAAACGCAAAAAGACACCTGAACAAAAAGAATTAGACAGCATTTACAATTTCTATAAGGATGCTGAACGAGGATTTGCAACTAGAGATGGTTACTATGGAATACCAGTAATGGGTAGTAACACAAAGTTGGCTATTGTTCATGAAGGTGCTATAATAAAATATGCAAGGAACG